CACCATATGTTGGTATGGTAATTTGGTCTATAGTTGCAGGATCATTTATACTTGGTCTTATGTATGTAATATTATATAATCTATTTGATAGTGAATGGAAGGATTTATTATGACCGCTAATATAAAAGCACATATAATAACATTATCCATTGCAACGATTGTATCTGCACTAGCATTGTTGCAGACATTTTATCCAGATATTGGAAAATTTCTTTTCTCGTTGGTTGCAGCATCAATGATGTTGTGTATAGTTTATTTTGGAGTATATGTGCTTGTTCGGATATATATTGATCCAGATTTTTAGGAATAAACAACTAACAAAGAGGAAAATAACAAATGCCCAGATACACATACGAAGATGAAAAGGGGGAACAGTTTGAATTAGATTGTTCAATTGCTGAAATGGAACAGTTTGAGAAAGACAATCCTCAATATAAAAGAGTTTTCATGCCGATTGCTATGGTTGATCCTGTTGGTGTTGGTGTCACTAAACCACCAGCAGACTTTCAAAAATATGTTCTTGGTAAAGTAAAGCAAACTGCACCAGGTGCAACAGCAATTGCCAACAGACGTTGGACAATACCGAAAGAGATATAATGAGACTGAATTTTTTTAAACATAAATCTGGTTTACCTGAAATAAAAATCCTTGATAAGGTTGAATTTGATGGTGACCGCTATTATATTACCCCAAATAATGTGAAATTGCCTTCTGTTACTACTGTATTGTCAAAGTTTGATAATGAGCATTTAGATCGCTGGCGTGCCAGAATAGGAACCGAAGAAGCCAATAAGATATCAGAAAAAGCCAGAAACAAGGGTAAGTCTTTCCATAATGTTATGGAAAAATACCTGAATAATGAAAAAGACTTTCTCAATAATGCTAATCCACTTGCAACTCAAATGTTTCTTGATACCAGAGAAACCCTTTCTCGTATAAATAATATATATTATATTGAGACCCAATTATGGTCAGAGAAAATTGGTGTAGCAGGTCAGGTTGACCTTATTGCTGAATTTGATGAAGAACCAGCTATTATTGACTTCAAAACAAGCAAAAGGTTCAAAAAAGAAGCATGGATTACCAAATATTTTGAACAAAAGACAGCATATTCCCTGCTACTTGAAGATATGATAAATATCAAGGTGGATAAAATAGTCACAATTATCAATGTTGATGATGAAATGGATCCACAGATTTTTGTGAAAAACAAAAATGATTATATTGATTCCTTGCTATCGAAAATAGCTAAATACAAAAAGGAGTATTCATGATGTATCTAAACTGGTGGATGATTCTTATCCTTGTTACAGCATTCGGTTATTGTGCCCTTTCTAGCTATAAAATGGGGCTAAAGGCCGGTGTTGTAAATGGTATTTGGACTACTCTAGATAAGCTAAATGCAGACCGTGTTATTACCATTACAGAAAAGGGGAGGATTGTTCCGTATAATTACGAGGAGAATTAAAAACAATGAATAATAAGAAGAAGAAGAACATTTCTACTATTGCTTTCGCTACTATTCTAGCTGCTTTGGTTGTGTTCCATCCAGGTGGAGGAACCGGTGGTGTAAAAGCTGCGACAGCAACCAAAGTTGAACCAACAACTACCTCTCAAATTGAAGTAAGTTTTCTCAATACACTTGTTGATCAAGCGAATTTCAGTGTTGAAAATAAGTGTTCTGGTACACTTATTGATGTAAAACAAAAGCTTATTCTAACAAACTATCATTGTGTTGCTGATAAGGTTTCAGTTGTAGATCATGAAGTAACACTACCAAGTGGTCGTGTAGTCAAAATCAAGAAAAAGAAATATGAAGATGTAAATGTAAAACAGAATCAATATAAGGATTTTGCTCTCACAGGTACAAGATCATATCAGACCGAAATCGTCGCTGAAAATGTCAAAGTTGATCTTGCGCTATTGAAAATAAAAGCAGATGAAATTCCACAAAATTTGGCTGCACATGTTCTACCCAAAGGCTATAAAGTTATTCGCGGTGAGGTTGTTTATAGTGTTGGCAATCCATTAGGTCAAGATGCAACATTGAATACAGGTATCGTATCAAATGTCAATCGCACGTTTGAGTTCCCTTGGACTGAAGGTGCTAAACTACCAATGATTCAGTTTTCTGGTGGTATTGCTGGCGGATCATCTGGTGGTGCCCTGTATAATCAAAACGGGCAGCTAGTCGGAGTGCCTGCCGCAAGGGCCGCTCAAACAGAGTTCATTGGTCTTGCTATTCCATATATTGTTATTCAAAAGTTTCTAGACAACCATTGTTATACTTCAGTTTATGATGAAAAAGCAGATGATAAAGTTTGTCGTGAGAAGAAAGAAAAAGAAGAAAAGAAACTGACTGAAGGCTAATAATAGTGAATCATATTTCGCAAGAAGCCACAGATTATATTGTAAAGTTTGAGGTTACTAGTAAGGAATATTATGAAAAGTATTATACCAAACCAGAATGGCCAGGTTATAACTCAGGCATCACAATAGCTATTGGTTATGACCTGGGCCAGACTTCTCGTTCTGAAATACAGAATGATTGGCAAGGTATCATATCTCAAGATAGAATTGATGTATTGTTGAGGTATTCTGGCTATAAAGCACACCAAGCAAGAGCCAAACTAAAGGCAGCCAGACGTGACATTGGTGAAATAAGTTGGGAAGAAGCTTATCAGGTTTTTGAACAACATACAATACCAAGATGGGAAGAATGGACACGAAAAGGATTACCTAATACCGATCTTATTCATCCTGACTGTTTTGGTGCTTTAGTTTCCATATGTTATAATCGTGGTCCCAACTGGAACCGAGGTGAAGGAAAAGATCGCTATTATGAAATGCGAGCAATTCGTGATCATATGGTAAATAAGAACTTTTCCAGAATACCAGAAGAAATTCGTGATATGAAAAGACTATGGAATAATGATGGTTTACAAAAAAGACGCGAGGAAGAAGCACAATTATTTGAACGTGGCCTGGAAAAAATGGCCTAAAAAGGCTTGACAATATACTGAATATAGTGTATTGTAAGCATGTAGTTGATGATGTTTTCAGCTAGGTAAGTAAGACGCGGGTGCGATTCCCGCCGCCTCCACCATAAGCGCAATACGGTTCGATTCCGTTGCAGTACTGATCAGACTGCCATATTCTAGATATGATCCCATGGATGGGGTGCGCTTATGATGGGGGCGAATAGGATCGATTGCTGCTGAATGGGAAACGGAGATTACCGGTAAGGAACGACCGACAATTTGTCCAAATTCATAAATGCTAACGAAAAGGAAGCATTTGCTCTAGCTGCGTAAGTAAGCTAGTCGGGGTTTTGGTTGTTTTTCCTGGCAACAGAAAAAATGACCGCCAATTTAGTTCTTAGAAAGGTGCTATTGAATAGCTAATAGAACCGCGGACTATTAGTGAACCCCGATGAAGCATATAAAGGAAGTCGCGCTCTAGAGTGTGTGGAGGAGATTTGATAGCCCCTTTTTAAGAACTAAAAAGGAGCACATGATATGAACCATTTCCGAATGCCTATGAAAACAGGTTACGAATATGATGCTCTAACAAAAGGCAAGAGATATTACAATTGGCGCCCTGGTGCTAGGGCTTATATCAAAAGACATTATAGACGAAAAGAAAGACGCTGGTTAAATCGTCAACTTATTGAAAAAGATTATGAAGATGATTGGAGTGATCATATGTTAGATTTTTTCTGGAGTACAGATAATCAATATTTTTTATATGATTAAGTTTGCTTTGGGGAATCGCTGATAATCTTGTCCTTTTCCCCTTTGCAGGGTGCGTTACCTATAAGGTTTGGCTGTACCAGCGTAGCAAAACAAGCGTCAGGTAACGCACCCAGTGTTTTATATAGAATATAGAAAGGTTATATCATGGCTGGTGGAATTCAAAAAGGAACTACAGCATACGATGCTGATAGTAAATTATTAGATAAAACGATTAAATCTGCTGTATCAAAAGTAAAAGAAAAAGTATCAGATGATTTTGTTGTCTATAAAAGACTCAATAAAAAACAAAAAGAAGAATTGTTCGGAGAAGATTGTTTTGGATTCGCACCAGATGGTGGTGTTTGGTTTTTAAAAAATAAATTGGTTGCTGTCTTTGAAGCAAAAAAGCAAAATGAAGGTGGTAATGCAAATGAAAGATGGTGGGATAATGCAACAACTGCTTCACATATAAACAAAAAAGTTGTGTATGTTACCTATTGTATAGGTCGTGGTGCAAAAGAAAATAAATGTTTATATAAAATGGGAAGAAAAGCAAATATAGTTTATGGTGATAACTTTAAATTCTTCTATAATGAAAAAGGTTTCAGTGAGGAGTTTATCATTAATAGTATGGTCAAAACCTTGAATGGGATTCATAAATGAAACCTTTGTTTATGTGGGCTGGTGGTAAAAATAAGATGATAAAACATCTTATTGATATATTTCCTACAAATGTTAATTCTTATTGTGAGCCTTTTTTTGGTGGTGGAGCAGTTTTTATATATGTAGTGGAAAAATATAATCCTGAAAAACTCATTATTAATGATAAGAATGAAAGTATTATTGCTATCTATGATAGCATCAAAAATGATTATAATGAGTTTATAAAAAGATTAAATGAACTTGAGAGAAAATACTTAATCTTATGTCATGATGACAGGAAAAAATATTACTATGAAATTAGAAATAATCATGCGTGGAAGTATGAACAGTGGTCTAAACCATATGAATCAGCAACATTATATTTTTTGATGAAAACTGGTTTTAATGGTATTTTCCAGATTAATAAAAATACAAATAATAGATATGGAACTCCAGCAGGTTTATTGAACCAAAAAGATTCCATTTATGATAGAAATGTCATTAAATGGTGGCATAATGTTTTACAAAAAACAGAAATATTATGTGGAGATTGGAAAGATGCAGTAAAAAAATGTAATAAAAATACATTTTTCTTTCTTGATCCACCGTATAGAGAATCATTTGCTGATTATGGAAATGGTTTTAATGATAAGCAGCTTGAATCACTTATAACATTTGCCAATAAACAAGAAAATGTTATTCTAACAAACAGAGACGATTCGAACTGGTTTCTTGAAAAAAAACTTGACTTAAACCATAAACATGTTAATATAACATATACTGCTGGTCGTAGAAAAAAAACTGACGATGGTTTTAAAGCTAAAAAAGCAAAAGAGATTATTTTATATAGAACCAACAACAAAAAAGGTGTTTTACCTATTAATTGCGGGCGGGAGGTACGGCTAATCTCATTGGTCTCATAAACCAAATAACTCGGTTCGACTCCGAGGCTTCGCAACCAAATTGGGGAATGTGATGGGGTCACGGGTGATCCTTGCAAGATCGCTGCCAGAGGGTTCAATTCCCTCATTCTCCACCAAATTGAGGTTATTATGATTAACTGTTCTGATAGAATTAATGTTTTCAAATATACAAGTGATTTACATAAAATCATTTGGGCAAATAACATGTTCATTGAAGATGAACGTGCTGATCTTGAAAGAATGCGTTCATATAATGCGACATATGATTTTTTTTGGACACAACTTGAAGAAATAAAAACACGTTTCAATCGACAATAATTGCCGCGGACGGTATGGGTACCTACTGATTCTTACAAAATTGGTGTTTAGGGTTCGATTCCCTACGCGGCGACCAGTTTTGGAATGGAAGGAAAATGAAAAGTTGCGACAACAAGAAATAAACAAAAACAGGGAGATAAAAAGAAATGGGATGGTTCGTAGTAGGAGTCGTAGTAGGTTTGGTCGTTGGCTGGGCAGTTCCACAACCAGAATGGGCTAAAAGCATTGTCAATTGGGTTAAGAGATTATTCAACCGATCATAAAACACACGGCTGACCAAGAAACCGGTGGGGAATGTTCCCTGCCGGTTTTTTATTATTCGTGGGAATGGGAATGGAAATATGGTAAAGATAGAAGAAATAAATAACTTCTCTATGAAGATTGAGGATATTGTAAAAAAGAAAAGAGTATCTTATATTGATGCTATTGTGTTATATTGTGCCAACACCGGTTTTGAAATAGAACTAACAGCCAAACTTATCTCACCAAATCTAAGGTCTAAAATACAAATTGAAGCAGAAGGTCTCAACTTTTTACCAAAATCTAAAACGCGCAAGTTACCAATATGAAATCAAAAGAAGTAACTGCTTTTGGTGCTTTTCGTATTTACCATGCGATGAAGCTACACTTCACGCAGGAGAAATATGATTATATTTTATACAATCATCACACCAGAATGACTGACTCTCATTTTGAACATAGAAAAGACAAATCATATTATTTCGTTTTAGCGAAACAACACAAGTATCAAGATGACTTGGAAAACTTTTTGATATCAAACTTCATCAACTATTCAACATGGGTCGGTGACTTCCTTACCGATGATGCTAAGGATGTTTATAAGGAATGGAAAAAGAGACATTCTTCCCTTTCATATACATTGGAAAACGATCTGGATAACATTCTATTGAGTGGTAACAATATCAAAGATATGTTCCGCATTGGAAATAATCAGAGTTACCCACCCTTGCTCCAGAAACATTTGAACAATAATATTTCACCAGAAAGTTTTGTCATATTGAATGATTTCGTCAGTTTCTTTGACAAGTTTGATCGCATTATTGGTATAGATGATGTTTTATGGTCTAAAACTCGGTTGGTCATGAGAAAGTATAAGAGATTTCTACATTATGATCGTAAGAAAATCAAAAATATTTTCAAAAATAAGATAAATAATGCTTGACATGTTATGTGTTTGATGATATATTGTTATGTATATTATGAAAGATATTGATAACAGGAATAAAACTGGATAACAGGAAAAATAGGAGAATAAGATATGGCAACATCAGGCCTAGTACCTCTAACTAAACTAAAGAAGTCTACCTTTACCTTTGATCGTCTCAAAGAAGAAATCACAAAAGTCAATGCGAAACCAGAGTTCAAGAAAGAGGAAGACCCTCGTTTCTGGCAGCCCACAGTTGATGAAAAGGGTGTCGGTCAAGCAGTCATTCGCTTTCTTCCACCACCACCAGTGGATGGTGATGATGCATTACCGTGGGCGCGAATCCTACGCCATGCATTTGAAGGACCTGGCGGTTGGTATGTTGAAAACTCTTTGAGAACACTAAATCTACCTGATCCCGTGGCAGAACTAAATTCCATTCTTTGGAAGGCAAGTGATAATCCCGCATCACCAGAACGTAAGCAGGCGAGTGCCCAAAGACGCAAACTTACTTACATTTCTAATATCTATGTGGTGTCTGATCCCAAAAACCCAGAAGCAGAAGGTCGTGTATTTCTATTCCGTTTCGGAAAGAAAATCTTTGATAAGATCACTTCAGTTTCCAATCCTGAGTTTGAAGATCAAGAAGGATTCAATCCATTTGACTTTCAGGATGGTGCAAACTTCAGAATGCGTATCCGCAATGTTGATGGATTTCGTAACTATGATGCATCGGAATTTGATAAGCCAAGTCCACTATCAACAGATGAAGATGAACTGGTTCGCATTTGGAATAGTGAATATTCTCTCAAGGAATTTACTGCTCCAGATCAGTTCAAGTCTTATGAAGATTTGAAGGCGCGTTTGGATAAGGCTCTAACACCGCCAGCAAGTCCTATCGGTAAGACAAAGGCGGTTGAAGTGAAGGGTGAAGAAGAATTTGATTTGAAGCGTCCAACTAAGGCAACCAAGAAGCCTGTGGTGGAGGAAACTCCACCTTGGGATACTGATAATGCTGATGAAGATGATGACCTTGCTCAATTCAGAGCATTGGCTGACGACGACGATTGATAATCAATAACTAAGCAAAGTTTGCCGAGCCAACGTTGTGGTGGTTATATGCTGCCGGATCGCCATGCTCGGCAAATTTTGCAGCGTAATAAGCACGAAGCGCCGCGTTGTTACCAAAGTATGAAGTAGCTGGATGTGTAATATCGTAAGTATTATGACCTGGACTGGGTTGTTGTGAAATAGCATCCTGTCTTTGTTGTCTTTGTTGTTCTGCTATAGCAGTTTGTTTTTCTTGAGCAGGCATATCATTTCTTTCATTACCAACCAACTCTTTAGGATTTGGTCTTGTTGCTGGTGTAACTTTAAGAACATTTCTATCCTCATTGTAACTTACATCTTCCCTATCACTAATAGCAGCAACAGGCTTACCTTTTTCAACATTATACAATACCTTATTTTCACCACCAGTCGTTATTGATTTATCGATTGGTACTTCCATAAGACTTTTGGCATTTTCAACTTCTCCACCAGCAGCTTTTACTGATACAGTATTTGCTTGTTCTGGTTTCGCTTCAGGAGGTGTTTCTGATTTTTTAGTTTCTGCGGGTGGTGGAGCAGCCGCAGTAGTTTCTGGTTCCGCAGTAGTTTCTGGTTTTACATCAGTGGCTTTTGGTCCTGTGGCAGTAGTAGTAGCAGCAGCACTTACATCTGTTGCAGGTGTTGCTGTAACTTTAGCTTCAGCTTCTTTTTTAGCTTTTTCTATGGCTTCTTCTTTCTCTTTAGCTGCTTTTATTTCTGGATACTTATCTAAATTTAAAGAGTAAGTGCCATCTTCATTTCTATTATATAATCCTTGTTTATGCATATGTTCAACCCATTGACGACCATATGGTTCCCCATTCGGCCCAACGAAAGAATCTGGATTTTTAAATACAGCATCCCTAAATGCATCATAATCTTGTTTTGTTAATCCTTTTCCTGGAGCATAATGTACATGGGACGGATGACCTCCATGTTGTATAACGTTCATAGGCCCTGATCGCATATTAATCGTTCTATTTTGATTAATTAATTCTCCAGGGCGTAACATTGCTCTAGCTTTTTCAGTAAACATCAAATTACCAAAAGTGCTAATTGTTGCTCTACTTTGTTTTTTACTACCAACAAGCTTTTTAAATTCAGGTCTATAACCACCACCTGATATGTCTGAAGCTAAAATACCATGTGTGCCATAATGATGACCTGTTTTACTATGAACATCAGATACACCAGCGTTTCCTTTTTCATAAAATCTACCTTCTCTTATAAATGGATTTTCACCAACAGCTTTACTCATACCCAGTTCAGCCAACATATTTTGTGATGGTAGAAAGCTTTTATTGACATATTCTTCATTTGCGTTACCATAACCAGAATACGTTTTGGTTGGATCATATCCTGGAATTACTGAACCGTTATTAGGTGTTTCAGCACCTATAATAGGTGCTACAGCAGTTGTATTTTCAGTTGTATTTTTAGGTGTTCCATCACCTCTTATAGTAGAAAATGTATTTTTTGGCTCATTCTTAATTTCTTCTCCAATTCTTTCTGTAATTAAATTTTCATTTTTCTTTGCTTCAATTTCTACTAATTGATTTCTATATTCATCTATTTGTTCTTTTGTTGGATTTGGACCTAAAGCCTTTGAGCGAGCAATTTCTTCATCTGTTATTGATAATGCAGATTGTATTCTTTTTCTTAATCTAGTTTCACTTCCTCGTTCATTATATTTACCACTAGCTATAGCCTTTCCAAATCTTTTGTGTAATATAGATCGATCATAATTATTCATTTCTTCCATAAATTTTTTAACATCACCATTTGATCTTTTCCATGCATCAGCCATGGCTTTATTGTCAACATCTAACGCTAATGTTTGTCCATGTTGTATTGCGCGATCAGAAATAAATGATTGTATTCTTGGATTTTCTACAGCATCTTTTGGTAAGCCGGCTTTCTCAAGAGATTTTTTTGTTGGTTCTAAAATATGTTTTTGATAATATGCTAATTGAGCCTTATGAAAACCCTCTGGGTCTTTTGTTGCTGCGGCTAT